GCTACAATCGGATCATTCGGCGAGCGTGGCGACACCACAGAGACTACTCCCCCTGCCCCTGTAGAGCCAGAAGCTGAACCAGAGGTAGCGCCAGAAGTTGCACCTGCCTTACCGCAGCTAGAAGAAGGCCAGACGCAGGGCGAGTTGTTTGCACCTGAAGCAGAGCTAACTCCTGCGCAGAAAAAAGAAGCTGACAATGCTATAAATCCAGCGTCACCAGCAGGCAAAGCGCAGCAGACAGAAGAACAACGTGCAGTGGACGCTGCAGTGGTAGCGACAGATGCGGCTACGCCAAGCGCAGCGTTAGTTAAAGAAGAGGCTAACCTCGAAGGTGAGGTGGCCCGTATGAAGGCCAAAGCCACTAAAGCGGCGCAAGCCAAAACCCAAGAATACCTACCCGGCCTTGAACCTGTAGCACAAGAAGATCGCACCGCTGCTTTAGAGAGCGAGCAGACTGGTAAAAAGATTGAGGTAAAAGCAGCCGAAACCGTTGAGGCGGCGCAAGATACATTTACGCCAGACTTTGTATCTAAAGTATTTGGTGTATCGGGAAAGAATTCACCGTTAAGTAAAGCTGCAAAGGCAAGCAAGCTAAGTAACAAACCTATTAGTGATCCCGCTGTTCTTGAGCGCGTTGCTGGGTATGTAAAAAACAAAGGAGCTAAATCGGACGCGGTAAAAACCGCGATGGCAGAGAGGGGTTACACGTATGCTGGAGAACAATTCGTTAAATCTGAACCAACAGGACTTGGAGATGGCGCTGAAAGTCGTGGACCAAGCGTGGTCGGAAGCGGAAGGGATGTACCTGAACGTGCAGATACCCCCATCGTTGAACCATCTGACCAAAGATCAGTGGGAACAGGTGTGTCTGTTCCTAAACCACCTACAGTGGATGCAGGACCGCAGCCCGATACATTAGAAGCCGAACCAGAGGTAACTCCTGACGAGCGAGGCGTAGCGGCAGTCCAACAACTCGCAGAACAAGCCACAGCTACGCCCGTACAACAACCCGTACAACAACCCGTACAACAAGCTCCCGCTACACCTGCCATGCAGCAAGCGGGTATACCCGGTCAAGAACTGGGCACGGCGCGGCAACTTATACCGGGGACCAAAGTACCTGTGAACAAACAGACTTTGCAGGCAACAGGTCCGGCACAATTTGTTGATGATGCGTTTGAAGCACCACGCACTGCGCCATTAATCGGCGCTTCCCTACCACAAGCTCAGTTACAAGAAGCCGACGCTGCGCGAGATACCGCTGCTCAAGAGGAGCTAAACCGTAGATTTGAGTTTAATCGGCAAGACACCGTTAAGATTCGGAAGTACCACGATACGCAAGTAGATGAACGATCTGCGCCAGAAGTAACAAATGCGTTAGATAAAGAGGGTATCCTAGAGATACTTACCGCAAACAAAGCAGACCTTGCAGACGATGCTCTTGCCGCGAGAGTTTACTTTGAACGGTTTCGTAGACCTGTTGATGCTCTTGCTGAAATCGGCGGAAACCGGGTTCTAGGTCCGACAGAGCAAGCTCTAGAGCCTAAGAAAATCTCTGGTGGTAAAACAAAAAGCAAAAAAGCGGCAGAGAAAACGTCTGGTAGGTTATACTATACCCCTGAAGACTTTGCGTATTACAGAGGGCTTACGCAACCTAACGCGTTACAAGCCAGTGCGTGGGTACGTGAAAACTTGTCTGCGCCTGCACGTAGAGAGTTAGCTAACGCTCGGTCTCTTGCCATGGTGAAAACCGACAAGAATGTTGTGTCCGACACGAAAATTCTTATGGGACGAGAATTAGAAGCTCAGATCAAGCAGAACGATGACACGATGCTGAAAGATTTTCGAGAATACACAAAATCTCTTATGACAGAGCGTAGTGATGCACCGATAACCTTGGCACCTGCTCCACCTTGGGTAAAAAACAACAACAAACTTCTACTTATTGATCCTGTATATGGACTTAATCAAGCTCTTCTGCCTAGCATACAGAACGCTCTACAACGTGGCGACTTGCAGTTTGCTCTCAACGCTATTGCGGCAACAAGCCAAGTAGACCGTATCCGTCAGATTGCAGCCAAGCTGGCCGAAGTTACTGGCACTACACAGGTGCAGGTGGTTGACGATCTGTCCCAAATGGTAGGGCGCAAAGCTGCTGGCATGTTTGAGCCTGAAACAAATACAATTTACATCGACGCTTCCAACGGGATGAACGTGCATACTATCTTGCACGAGATGACCCACGCAGCTACCTCGGCGTCTTTGGCGAACCCCTCTTTGCCAGAGGTTAAACAGCTACAAACCATCTTCAACGCAGTGCGCGAGCAATTCGGCGAAGTATATGGCACAGCGAACCTTGATGAGTTCGTGGCCGAAGCCTTCAGTAACCCTGAGTTCCAAAGTGCGTTAGCTCTGACGAAGGTAGATGGCGGCAAGATGTCAGGCTGGGAGAAGTTTACAGGTGCTATTAAACGTATAGTGCGTAAGATACTAGGTTTGTCTCCCTCCCCTTCAGCACTGACTGAGGTCGACCGTATTGTCGATGGTATGTTGGCTCCATCACCTGCCACACGCGCAGCGCCGAATATGCTGTTGATGGCTGGCACTAAGAAAGGCGCAAGTAAACTAGCGCAAAGTGCAGCGAATCTTACGCCGGAAACTTCAGCTAAAGTTGCTGATCTAGCAGACGTTGTATTTAACGAAGGCGCTGCACCGACAGCGAAGAGCTGGATACTAAATACATTACCTGTAAACATCTTGACGGATACAGCGGTTAAATACATCCCGTTCGCTAGAGAACTTGACATGCTTATCAACAAGCAGAGCGGGGCGTTACGACAGAAGTCCGAAGTTCTTGATTCCATGTTGCGTAATCTGCACAGATGGCAGCGCAAGAACAAAGGCATGTCTGCCATACTAAACAACATCATCCCACGCAGTACTTACTTAAAGATTGATCCGTCTCGCACCGATGCAAAGTATATAAAGACTATTCGTGACGACAAGGAACGCTCTGCCGAATACGATGCACTGCGGGCAGAATACAATAAGCTCGACGCACAAGGCAAAGAATTTTACGGCCAGATGCGTAATTACTTCCAAGACACATACGATGATATTATCGTTGCGTTAGACGCACGGTTGGATGCTACAATCCCTGATGCAGAAGCTAAGAAGAACGCCTTTGAAGCCCTAAGAAAGCTGCTACAGGCGGATTCTGGAGTTATTCGACCTTACTTCCCACTGCAACGTAAAGGGGAATATCGTTTAGTTTATACTGCACCTGACCCAGACAAAGGCAATACAGAGCTGTTTGTAGAGTATTACCCTACGCTGCGTAAAGCAGAGCAAGCTCGTGCAGCTATTGCAGATGTCGATGCTGCTGCAGAAATAACTTCTTCGGCTAACCCTATGAGTTTCGACAAAGCCCCATCAACTAGCTTTGTTCGTAATATCTTGGACACGGTGGCACTGCGCAAGGATTCATTTTCTTCGGAGCAAGAATACAAAGAAGCCATGCAGGCGATTGTTGATCTATCATTAGACGCAATGCCAGAGCGTTCATTCATGCAGAACTTCCGTAAACGTAAGGGTGTTCGAGGCTTCCTTGGTGACACTACACCGACAGGTATGGGTGGTATGGAGTTCGACGCCTTTACAATGCTCAAAGAAAAAGGTCGTGATCTAAATCGTCAGCTTGTACAGCTAAAGTCTGCGGCGGAGATCGAAAAGTTCCGAGCCAAGTTAGCCGCACCGATTAACGGTACAGAAGGGCCGACATATAAGACTGATCCTCGTACAGCTATGATGGCTGAAAAGCTAGATCAGATTGCTAAGTTTGCGCAAAGCCCTAACGTGCCTCGCTACTCACAGGTTGTGAACAGCATGGGCTTCGCTATGACTATGGGTATGAACTTCTCGTCAGCAGCTATTACGTTCTTTGACGTTGCCATGAGCGCCATGCCTGTTCTTGCGGGTAAACATAAGATAGGTCCAACGTCCCGCGCGTTTGGGGCAGCGACTAAGTTATTTGCAGGCGCACCGCGCAAGCGTACCATAATGGTTAAGGATGCAGACGGTCAGCTTGTTCCGCAAGAAATAGATATGGGTCCAGCGGGTCTGTCTATCTCTAACTACGATCTAAACAACTTGCCTGAGATGCTGCGTAATGTACGTGCTGATATTCTTATATCTATGGGTATAGATCAGGGGCAGTTTAACCAGTCTATGACTCAAGAAGACCTAGAGATCGGGCGAGACGCGCCTTTGGAAACTTTCAATAAAGTCTCTGGTTTTATGTTCCACCACTCAGAACGCTTCAACCGTGAGACAACGCTCACTGCTGCTTATATGTTAGAAGTTCAAAAGATGCAGAGGGATAAAGGGCAGCTATCCGAACAGGATTACCGTGACGCAGCGCAAGAAGCCATAAACACCACTGAGTTTACTCTTGGCTCTACAGCCGCCGCAGGTCGCCCCATCATAGCGCAAAAAGGTATTGGCAACATCCTGTTCCTCTTCAAACGCTTTGCGATCAGTAAGTACTATATGATGGCTAAGTTAGCTAAAGAAGCGGCACAAGGTGATCCAGTTGCACGCGCAGCGGGGCGCAACTTCTTAATCACTACAGGGTTGTTTGCGGGTGCGGGTGGTATGCCTATGATGGGCGCAATCGGCGCGATAGTTGACCTGCTCCGCGATGACGACGAAGACGATTTTGAAACCTCATTGCGTCAGTTCGTGGGCGAAGGTGTGTATGGTGGGCTTGCCAACGAGATTTTAGGTGTAGACCTAGCCAACCGCATCTCGCTCAACAGCTTGTTGTATCGCTCTCCTATTATCGACAAAGATCAGAGTGCTTTGTGGACTTTGATTGAGCAACTTGGCGGTCCAGTTATTGGTGTCGGTCTAAGCATAGAGCGTGGTGTTGGGGATATATACGAAGGCGAAGTGTATCGCGGTATCGAATCCATGGCCCCTGCATCTATCCGTAATGGTCTGAAGTTTTTCCGCTTCGCCACAGAAGGCGCGACAACACGGCGCGGTGATCCAATTGTTGAAGACATTAATCCATACAACGTAGTCATGCAGGGTCTAGGCTTTGCACCGCAATCCTATATTCAGCAGCTTGAGGCTAACAAAAACGCTCGCCGCCGCGAAGATGCTATAGACAGCCTCAGAGGTAAACTACTGCGCCGCCGTAACATGGCTATCCGTGAAGGTGATAGAGCCGAGCTAGAAAAAGTAGAACGCCTTATTGAAGAGTACAACGCAGGGCTACCGCAAGATGCTGATGTCCGTAAGAAGCGGATCACTGGGGAGACAAAGAAGCGTTCCCTCAGAACATTCGGCAATACAACTGGCAACATGCGTGGTGGGGTTACAACCACAGACTTCTCCAGAAGTGTGCTAGATCAGTACGACCTAAAATAAAAAAGCCCCGCATAGTTTTATATGCGGGGCAGTATAAGTGGAGAACAACACTGAGAACAATGTCGTAATGCAGGATTTATCACACAGTTCGCCACACGCGTAAACCTAATTTTTTGTTTTCGATGCAAACTTGTATGTCAAACTTCCATTTTTTACGTTCTGCTAGCTTCTGTAGTTGATTTTTAGCCTTTTCGGTATCGATGCACGGCACGAATATAGACGACTTAACATCCATATCGTCCCAGTTTACCGTCACCCGTAACCCGTCAGGGTTCAGATCATCAATTTTTAATACATTCTGATCCATCACCATCATGCTCCATCCCTGCGAACTCCATCTCTAGCACCCAATCAGGTGGTAGGTTGAAGTCCGTGCCTTTAGTCAAACGCTTCTTAATGCGCTTGGCCCCTAACTTTTCTTTCAAGTCATCCACTACGCCTTGGTAGTTTATTTGCTGGTCAATACACCACTCTCGGAACGGCTTGAGACGCAGGAACAACAACTTGGTATCTGGCTCATAGCGTGCAATCAAAGTATTGCGGGGCGTTGCACCGACTGGAACAAGTTGATCTAGCCCATTGTCATTCTTACCGCGCAAGTCCTCAGTGCTTTCGATCTTGAGCATGTTGTTGTAGTTTTCTGACAAGTAGTTGTTCAGTGTTTCAGTGACGGATGCCCCTGCATCGCTGACGTAGTTGCGACGAGAAATCAACTCACCCACAATCCATCTGTACACTGAGGCTACGTCATAGTTTACGAGGCCCAACTTTTTAGCAATCATCAAACCAGCGATAATCGCGGCGTTACCGTTCGTCCAGAACCGATGCTCTGGTCCAAGACCTGCGGACTTGTCTAGGCGTATACGCACAGAGTCTACGATCTTACGCACTTCGTCTTTGTTGTTGATGACCCACTGGATGTACTCAATGCCGAAATGCCCGTAGTTCGACTTAAAGTCTTCTATGAGGTGGGCAGTGGCAGTATTGTCGCCTTTGGTAAAGTTCATCATCTTCACGTTTAGCTCAAACATCCGCAGCATCTCTGCTTTCGGCGTTGCCTTATGCCGACCTAAGATTTCCCATGCGCTCGTATTACCCGAACTCAGAGCAAGTAGTTGCCAAGGCTTACCCCGAGCGCGTTCGGTATTGCCACTAACGGACATGCGGTTTTTCTGTCGCCCACTGGATACTTGATAGGTGTAGTCAGACATCTGTTCGCCGTTTACGTTCGTCATCTCATCAGACACCAGCGGGATATTGTGCATCACCTCACCCCTTAGCATACGAGCGTTGTGCGTATCCTCTTTGCTGTTCATCAGTTCATCAGGGCTACCCCAGATACCGATAGCTGCCATTTGTGCAGTTGTTTTACCAACACCCGAACCACCATATAGGTGTATAGACATACTGTTGAGTCCTGTGACTGCCATCAGCGGCGAGCCAAAACCAACGCCGACAACGTATTGATGCAGCTCGTACCCCGGTTTGTTGTAAAAATTAAGCAGATCAAGGTTCTTCTCGCGCGTACCTTTTGGCTCGAACGCACCTATCAGCCCTGCTGTTGCAGACGAAGGCGGATTAAAATCTATGTCTGTCGCCGTGACTAGCTTGTCGCCCAGCACGAACGACTCCATATCGTCACCGACCCAGCCGAATTGGCGGTGTGCTTCATCAGCCATAGTAGTGCGCTGCAGTTCGTCTATCCATTTTGTTGTGTATACCATCAGTTTATCTAACGCCTTCCCCCATGCGGTTACGCCTTCCTTAGCCATGCACTTACGGAACTCCTCACGAGAAGTTACATGTGTAAGTGGTACGTTGAATTGACGTACACCATCTCTCGGAAGATGTAGGCGAAACACTAACGTCTCACCCAGTTCAAAATCATGCAGTCGCCGCGTGATATAGATGTCGTGGTGATATACGACTTCCTCTTCAATATCCCCATCAGCGTTGCTACTGCGTAAAAATACACCCCCTGCGGCACCACGGAAGTACGGCGCGGGGTATTCTGGTATCTCGAACTCTTCAGACTTCTTTACACCAGCCTTAGTGATCGACGCGGATACCACTACTTCGCCTTCGCTCTGCCGAATACGTTTACCCAGCACAATCGGCGATTTGATCTCGCCCCATAGTGGGCAGTCCCTGCATGTACCTTCGTTCAGTTCGTCAAACCGTGCGCAGGTGTACGGCCCTTTGATCTCGTCCAACTTTTTGCGCATTTCTGCTTCGTTGTAAGCAGGGTGTTTATCAGAAATCTTCCTCGCGGCCACATCCCCATCTGTGCAGAACTTCGCGATAGATAGACCTGCACGCCACAAAGGTTCGCTCACCTCAGACTGGTTCATCGCTATAAACTTTAGCTGGTTGCACCCGCGCCCTTCGACAGTCTTCTTAATGATAGTTTTAAAAACATTCTCGGAGTTGTCTGCGTAGGCTTCGTAAAGTGCGTCAGTGCCTAGATCAAGCGTAGTAACTGGCTTCAAAACCACGCCCAGCTTGGACGTGAACTCGTCAAGCACCACAGGCTCGGGCATAGACACGCCGAAAAAATCTACGGGCAACGGTGGATCGCCCTTATAGTTGTGTGTGAATGGCACGCGTAGGATACGAACTACGTCAGCCGTAACCGCAGGGTCAGCAAGTAGGCCGTTATCAGCACAAGCTCGCTTCAATCGCTCCGCTGCGTCTAGCCATTGCTCTGCCGAAACCGCTTCGGTAAGGGGCCAGTAGACATGCACGCCCCTGCCGCTGTTGACCATCATAGGCTTAGGCAGGGAAAGTTGTTTACAGAAAGCTCGTAGCGCATCGACCGCTGCCTTCTGCGTTGGATATTCTTTCGACGGACCACAATCCAAGTCAAGAAACAAGGATTTCAACTCGTGTGCGTTCGGACCTTTACGGTTAGTTGGCTCTTTAAATGTACTGAGAGCGAAGTACGCGTCATACCCATCTGCATCGAATTTAAGTGCGGCACGCTCTACTTCCTCAAGGGTATCGTAAAACTTCTGTATACGGGTGTCGTCCGCGCTCCTAGCGGCAAATACGCAGTAGTGGCCTTCACTACTTAGTACCCCTTCTAAAAATTCTATTGTTTTCATTGCTGCTGCTCCAAAGTGTGCCGTGGTGGGTTGAAAGGACAAAGCCCCACCACGGCAATCTACCGTTAACTAACGACTAACCGCTAAATCAGTCGTCCCAATCGTCAACGATAGATGAAAGGTCCGCCTCTTCAGAGGAGGGAGCAGCTACCTCTTTCTTCTTGGCGACCTTCTTAGGCGCAGGTGCTGTCTCCCCGATGTCCACCTCATCGTCAGCAACTGCGCCATCTCGAATTGCCTGTACCTTATCTGTCTGAGATACAGTCAATGTTATTGCTTTGATAGCATCTTCGCTATCTTTTGAAGCTACCGCTTGCTGTAACTCCTCTTCTGACAGTGGGCGCACAGCCTTAAAGAGTAGCTTCGGCGTGGCGCTATTCTCGTCAAAAGTTATCTGTGTGACCACGGCGATGGATGGGGTCTTGTGCGCTTTAAGGTACTTAGCGTATGCTTGCATACCCATCTTGCCATCCTTTGCGTCACCGAAAATAGATGTAGCGGGAAGCTGTAGTTGATAGACCTCATCCATGTTACCTTCAAGAAACACAGCGATGCGTTGATTGAAACGGCACGCGCGACTTTCACCTTGACCTGACCCTTTGATATTCTGTGGGCAGTCCATGCAGCGAGAGGCTTGACGTTGATCTGCGGGAACCTCGGATGCAGGTGCTTGTGTGTCTGCCGACCAGCAAGTCGGTGCTGATGGGTTCTCAGCGTCATATGCACCGGAGTAGTAAGTGCGGGACAACTTAGCAGCGTTAAGAACAACGACATTCAAGAAGCCATCACTCTTTACGTTGACTTGTTCGCCGCCAACCATTTCACGGAAGCGACCACCACGCAAACTGATTCGGCGTGCGCCGCCACCGCCAGTGCCGCCTGACAGGTTATCGTCAGTGTCCTGCAGTTGCTTGAAAAGATCGCTGCTTGCGAGGGAGTTGCCACCCTCAAATAGTGTCATGTCCGACATATTATTCTCCATTGGTTTCTGATTTTGAGGCTTTAGATTGCCCTTTTGCTGCGTTCTTTGTCAACGCAGTATCTACTTCGCTTAGTCTAAACCGATAGACCTCGCCGATTTTGATGTAAGTATCGGGGGGTATATGCCCCGACTTAATCCAGTTACGGATAGTTGTTATAGATACTTGGAAGTACTTAGCGACTTCCGGCGTACCCACATACGGTGTTTCAGTGTCGTTCATTTTTTCCTCACAGATATGACGTACTCCGAGTCCACATTTAACCCCGCAGGTAATATATCAGGGTTCTCTTCTATGAACTGACGTACATTGGTTTGATTGAGACGTTTTTCAAAGAAGTCGGGAAGGTTATGATCCATAATGAACGCGTGCATAGAAGACCAATCGCTTGTCCAATACCGTTGCTTGATTGTACGATAGAATAGTCCCGATGCTGTACGCACGCTATCCACGCCTTGATCTTTGCAATAATCTAACAAAGCACGTTTGATCTTATCTTGCTGTTCTGCAAGACTACCGTCTTCTTCTTTGAACTTGGCCGATATTTCTGAACGCTTTGCGCGTATCTTTGTATAGGCACCGACTAGCTTTTCGACAGGGATTGTCATAGCTGTTCTCCGTTTTATAGTTATGTTTATGACATATAGTAACTTATACTATCTAGTCAAGCAATTCTTTATATAAATCTATCATCGCTGTGTGTACGTTGATGCGCTCATCTAACATACGATAAATCCGCTTTTCCGCAGCGGACCCAGCCAGTTGAATTACAGTACACTTGTGCTTCTGACCTGCACGGTGGATACGTGCGTTGGCCTGTAGATATGTCTCAAGAGAAGATGTTGGTCCCCACCACACGATTGTATTCGCCGCCGTCAGTGTTACACCATGCGCCGCACTTTGAGGTTGTATAACCAGCACGCGAGGATCAGGGTCGCTTTGGAACCGTTGAAATATGTCCGTGCGACTACCCGCAGAAACATCTCCCCGTATGACCTCAGTAGTAACGCCGTCTTTGCGTAGCCTTTCGGTTAGCATATCTATCGTGTGCCTAAACGGTACGAACACCAAAACCTTTTGGCTGCTCTCGTCTATTGTTTCTTTGAGGGCTTGGTAACGGTTCTTAATATCGAACTCCACCGAGTCGCCATCATCGGTGTAGACTGCACCTGCACTGATCTGAAGTAGTTTGTTCATGTTGATCGCAGCATTTGCTGCTGTCACGGACTCGCCAGCTACTTCCATCATCATCTTCTTACGCAGAGTATCGTAATACTTCTTCTG